GGTTGTTATGGGGGGCGCCGAACTATGGTTATTTTGATGCTGACCAGCAAGTCAAACCAAGTCCGGATGAATATATAAACAAATTTACATCGGCACAAAATAATACGGGATTTGAGTTTTTGAGAGAGAATGAATATTCCAAAATTGAGGAGGTTTTCTCGGTATTTGAGAAGAAGATATTGGATCAGATGGAATTATCGTTTCTCAATTTTTGTAAGCCGTCAATAAATATTGCGGAGGAGCAATCAATTACCACCTTATATGAAAGCGTGGTGGATATTAGCGCAAATTATAGAAACTTCCAAGCGTTGTTTAGAAGTTTGATGTCAGTTCCAGCGCAGAATAAAAACACCGGACCGACCTTAAAGGTTAATGATACAGAATATTTGAAAACCACCATCAAAACACAGATGGTTAATTTCAATAACATCATAAAATCATTCTTACAATATGACGTTATTTTAAGATATGGTAATCCGTCAAATTATAATAGAAGAGTTTTTGATTCTTATAGGTCATACTTAAATACGACGCAATATGTGATAAATCCAATCACATTTAATCCGTATGTTCCGGGGACATTACCGACAAAAGCGAACCCAATTTTAATATCAAATTCCAAAGCGTTAAATCCTGCGGCATGGGCGGCGTTAGAGTTGGAGGTTGGATTTTCAACAATAAGTGGGGTAACATATTCATCAAATGGTTCTTACATCACAGATTTTTTTGTTGATAATAATATTGAATTTTCATCTCAAAATGTGACAATTCTTGCGCCACTAATCAAAATGTATGCGACGCAAAAATTAAAGAAACCAACAATAACCCCACAGGAGTTCAAAGATAGAATAACCGAATATTTGAATGGAGCCACAGAACTCCAAAATATATTCTTAACAAATACATTAGCGAGATTACAAAAAGACTTGCCAAATCAACAACAATTACCAGAAAGAACAATTCAATCGGTTATTGACGGACAGCAAAGCAAAGTAGAATTATATGAAACATTCAAAGCATTAAATGATAAATGGATTGCTGGTAATGATTATACGGAAAAAACTTTATTTGAAGATATGCTGTTTTTGGATAGGGCATCCAGGAATATTGGCGATATAATATTGTTAGACATATTTGAACTTAAAAATATGCTTAACCAGAACGCATTAAACCAAGCGATGAGCGTTTATGCGTTTATTGGGGGCATTTTGATTAAGAATAATTTTACCGTTATGAACCTCCCAGCGTATGTTAATTTTTATAACATACAAGATGTGAGCAAGGACGCAGTTCCGCAACCAGAAGGGTCGTTGGAATTTGCCAACAGAATGTGGGGAACATTTTTGGATGTTGATTATAGAAACTCGAGTTCCAAAATGGTTTGCTTTTATGTTGGGAAGCCATCAGAATATTTGGCGTTATCAAATTCGGATTTCCGTTTCAGAAGTGATGCTTTTGATTTGAATAGGACATCGGATAATCCTTTGATTGAGAACCAACAGAACAAAACGGATTGGGCGTTATCAAACAAATGCGTCGGATTTTCCGTTGATATTGGAATTAGGAATCAGAACATATTTTATTCTTTCTCCGTATCACAAGAGCCAGGAAAAGCGACATCTGAAGCCATAAATACGGCGATAAACATGGTAAATCAAGCAACCGGTAGGAATACCGCAACACAAAATGTTAGTTTATATAACCTCTATAAAAATAGAAGTTATAGTTGCACCATATCGTGTTTGGGAAATGCGTTAATCCAACCTTCGATGTATTTTAATCTCCGCCATGTTCCCATGTTTTATGGGCCATACATGATTATGGATGTAAGCCATTCAATTCAACCAGGAAATTTCCAAACAACATTCACCGGGGTTAGACAAAATGTTTTTGATTTACCTTCAATTGACAATTTCTTACAGCAAGTAAATCAAAACTTATTAACCAAACTACAAGAGATACTAGTAACCAAAAAAGACGTTCCGGCAATACCAGCAGAAACTGACAACCAGAAAAGTCAGGATACAACACAAAGTGCGGAAGGTAAAAAAGCGGCACAAAATAGTTGCAGCGCAAAACTCAATCCATATTATGCGGAAAAAACCGGTGCCGAAGCATATATCTCAAAAGAAACCGTTGTTTCAGGTATAACACCTTACGAATTAGCAACAGCAATTAAGAGCAAAGCGGCAGAAGTTCCGTTAAGATTGATTATCTATGCTATTTGTTATATACGAACTTATCGCGCTGATAATAATAATGAGGTGGGTAAGTTTTATGGTTTTGACAATAATTACGCAACAGTTACGTTAGAAGACCAGTTGAACCCATCAGATTCTTATTTCCTTAAAACATATTCTTGTGTTGATATAAAACAAAACAAGTCAGTTCCAGTAGCAAACTTTGCCAGCTTGGATGTGTTCCTTGATTTTATGGTTGCTAGACTCATACAAGTGGTTCCTCTAATTCAGCAAATAGGGTTACAGAAATATTATGTTTGTTTCTGGCCAGTAAATAAAGTAAGTATTGATTATTTTGATGCTTACCCATCTGAGTTCGCCCAAGTAAAAGCAAATATGTATAAAGCAATTGAATCGGCAATTAAAGTTGGGGTATGCACAGAACAAGAAGCCAAAACATTTGGTTATGCTATAAATGAAAATTCACAACCACCATCCGTAACACCAACACCAAGCCCAATACCAGGACAAGTTTGTCCTCCGCCAAGGATTGACTCATTTTCTCCTACAACTGGGGCGACAAATCAGATAGTTCAAGTGAATGGGGTTAATCTATTATCAACAACCGAAATAACAATTGGAAATGTTAAAGTGAATATGGAACTAACCGAAATTTTTAATGATGAGACTTTGAGGTTTAGTGTTCCGGATTTTCCAAATCCAGCAGTTCAATCAGGTAAGATACAAGTTAAGACAAAATTTGGAACAGCAACAAGTCAAAACGATTTTAAGCATATTTGACATAATTGATATATTTATATAAAAAGAAAGTTATGAATGTTAAAACGGCATTAGATAATTATTTGGGAAAATCAGTGAGATATTCCGAACAAGATAATGGCGATGGAACCAAACAGGTTTGTGATTTAGATACCGGCGATTGCTATGTTGTTAGAGAAAGGGATGGTTTAATTGAAAGAGCAGGACACCAAGTTTATGCCAATAGAAAAGTTAAAGTTGAAACCTTCAAAGGAATAAAGCAATTATTAAATGATTAAAAATGAGTATTGATAGAAAAATAATTAGTGAAATAGAAAGATACAGGAGTATCAATAAATATATCATGGAGCAGGATGCCGCTGCTATTCCACCACCTCCTCCTGGTGGTGAAGACTTGGGAGCACTAGCGCCACCTCCAGGAGGAATTGCTGATGCGCCAGCTCCGGCAGCTCCAGTTCCACCGGCTGAACCAGGACCAATTGATGTTGAAACGGATGATGAGGTTACAAAGATTGATGATGAGGGTGAATCAGAAGAAAAAGGGGGTGAAACTGAGGAATTAGATATAACGGATCTTGTTGATTCGCAAAAAAATATTGAAACAAAACAAGACGAATATTTTAATAACTTATTTTCACAAATACAGAATTTGGAGTCCAAATTAAAAGAAATGGACAGTATTGTGAATAAGTTGAATTCTTTAGAAATGAAGATTGAAAAATACAGAGAAAAAACTCCGGAGGAGAAATTAGAGTTAAGAACTTATGATTCATATCCATTTAATCAAAAATTATCAGATTTTTTTGATGACAAAAAAATTGAGATGGAAAAGACTGGCAAACACGATTATGTTTTAACAACAGATGAGATTGAAGATGTTAATATTAACGACATCAAAAAATCATTCGCGCCAGGAAAGTTTGACAGTGAATATTAAAAAATAAAAATTGAAGGTCGTTATGCGACCTTTAATTTTTTTTATATCTTTGCGTTCGAAATTAGAGTTACAAGTCGTTTGACAATCGTATATTTGAATACTATATTTAGTTATTATAATCACATTTAAATTATTAAATAATGAACACATTAGACGCCGTATTGGCACAGTATGAGAAAAATCAGATGGGGGGTTCCCAATCAAGAATGTCGCAAGACGAAAGAATGAAAAAGTATTTTGCCCTTATTTTGGGTGACAAGGAAAAATCTGGACAAAGAAGAGTTAGGATTTTGCCTACAAAAGACGGATCCTCTCCGTTTAAAGAAGCATGGTATCACGAGATACAAGTTGGGGGTCAGTGGCAAAAGTTTTATGATCCAGGAAAAAATGATAATGAAAGATCACCGTTAAATGAAGTTTATGATGAACTTATGGCAACCGGAAAAGAAAGCGATAAAGAACTTGCGAAACAATACAAGTCAAGGAAGTTTTATATCGTCAAAGTAATTGATAGAGATGCTCCGGAAGATGGTGTAAAGTTTTGGAGATTCAAGCATAACTACAAGAATGAAGGTATTTTAGATAAAATTATTCCTATTTGGAGAAATAAAGGTGATATCACCGATCCAGATAAAGGTAGAGACTTGATTATCGAGTTGTCTAAATCTAAAACCCCAAAGGGTAAAGAATATACAAACGTATCGGCAATAATGTATGATGATCCCGCACCTCTTCATACTGATGCGGAGCAATCAAAAGCATGGATTAATGATGAACTCACATGGACTGATGTTTATTCTAAAAAACCAGTCGAATATTTGGAAGCAATTGCTCGTGGTGAAACACCAAGATGGGATAATGAGAAGGGTGGTTATGTATATGGTGATTCTACAACAAGTGAAGAAATGTTTGGGGGCAGTTCAAAGTATTCTGACCCACAAGCAGAAATGGAACCAAGCGAAGATTTACCTTTTTAATCAAATAAAAACTATATAATATCATGGCAAACATTTGTTCGAATGAAGTATCTTTTTATGCTTCCGATGATGCTTTGAATTGGTTGGCTGGCGAATTGAAAGCCTTAATGGAAATCATGGATTATCGTGAAAGATGTCAAAAAGTTGAAGATTTATTTTCTGGAGTTGATTCATATGGTGACACAAGTCTTGGTTCTAAGTATGTTTATATCTACAATTACGATTTGTTGGATCAATATTTGAATATTGAGTTTGAAAGTGCTTGGCACTGTCCTGCGACGATGATTGAAACTATTACTAAAATGCTTCAAGAAAGATCAGGTGATTTCCCTGTTGTTTCAGATGGTAGATATTGGGAAGAAGGAGTTGGATTTGCTGGTATTTTCAAATGTGATAAGAATGGGTTCAGAAGTGCTGAAACTGATATTGATACGGAATACGATGAAGAAGATGAAGATTTTGATTTTCATCAAGACATTTTGGAACCAGCATTTGCTGACCTATTTATAGAATAAATTCAAAGGGAGGTGTTATACCTCCCTTTTTTCAAAAAAATATATTATGGCAATTAAGAAAAATGACTTTGGGTCAATTAAGAAAAAATTTTCCACATCAGCAAAATTCAAACCACAAAGATTCTTTGATCTTGGTTCTGAATTCTTGGATGCTGTTGGACTCCCTGGGCCAGCGATAGGACACCTTAACATGTTGTTGGGTCACTCAGATACCGGTAAGACAACAGCAGCGATTAAAACGGCAGTTTCGGCCCAAAAAATGGGTATTCTTCCTGTGTTTATTATTACGGAACAAAAGTGGAGTTTCGAACACGCTAAATTGATGGGCTTTGAATGTGAAGAGGTTGTTGATAAAGAAACGGGAGAACTAGATTGGGATGGGTTTTTTATATTCAACAATAACTTCAGTTATATTGAGCAAATCACAGATTTCATAAATGAATTATTAGACGCCCAAGAAAAAGGTGACATAGAATATGACATGTGTTTTATTTGGGATTCAGTGGGATCCGTTCCTTGTAAAATGACTTATGAAGGAAAGGGTGGAAAACAGCACAACGCAGCCGCTTTGGCTGACAAGATTGGAATGGGAATAAATCAAAGAATTTCGGGTTCAAGAAAGTCTGATTCTAAACATGAAAATACTTTGATTATTATAAACCAACCCTGGGTCGAGCTGCCGGATAATCCTTTCGGCCAGCCAAAAATAATGGCAAAGGGTGGTAATGCGATATGGTTAAACTCTTCGTTAGTATTTTTATTTGGAAATCAAAAAGGTGCTGGAACAACCAAAATTACAGCAACCAAAGATAAACGAACTGTTAAGTTTGCTTCCAGAACAAAAGTTTCAGTTCTCAAAAACCACATAAATGGTTTAGGATTTGAGGACGGAAAGATTATTGTGACGCCGCATGGGTTCCTTTCTGGTAAGGATGCTGCGGAAGAAAAAGCATCAATTGAAAAATATAAAAAAGAGTATTCCGAGTATTGGAAAAAAATAATCGGAACTGATAGTGACTTTGTCTTAAAGGAAGAAAAAGAAGATTTTATCACTGATTAAAATATTTGTATAA